GAATTCGTTGTTTGATAACATCGCTGGGATATCATCTGCTTTTTCTTTTACACCAACTGGCGGTATAAATCCACCTGTTTCTCTTAAATCTAATTCTTTAACACCTTTAGAATTCATGTTTATTGGTAGGCCCTCGATGCCTGATGCCTTTTCTACTAACTCATCAGAACCAAAAGCTCTCATAACTCTACCACCATCAGCCATTTCTCCTACAGGAACTGTTTGATCATCAGCTCCTTCAACCAAAGCATTTATTCTTATATTATAATCTTCATCAGATTCATTACCACCTTGAGGATATAATCTTTTAAATTGAACACTAAGTTGATCTCTTACTCTTGCTTTTCTTTGACCAAACTCTTGATCAGTTTCGCCTTCTTCTTGTTCCATGCCAGCTAATAAACCAGTAATAGCTGCACCAGTTCCACCTATTTTTAATGCGTCCATAAATGCACCTTTACCTTTTTCAGCTCCAGATAAATTTAAAAGACTTAAAGGATTTCCAAATCTACCTTCAGTTAAACCTAAACCAAAAAGAGGTTTACCGCCAGGCAATAACATAGGTGCAAAGTTTAAAGCAGCTGCGGCTAGTAAAGGATTATCTTTAACACCTTTGACTACACCTTTAACAGCTTTCTTAACACCTTTAACAAGACTACCTAAACCGTATTGTGCTCTACCACCATCAGCCATAAATTTATCACGTTGTCTTTCTAGTTCATCTCTAGCAGCGTCAATTGCTTCTTGTTGATTAAAACCTTGTTCCATGAACTCTCCTACAAGTCTCATGAATTCTGCTTCGTAATTGTCATCTGACATAGAAAATTTATCCATAAGTCTTTCAGCCTCTTCGTTAAGTATGTCCATCTCTTCAGGTGTTAATAATCTTAAATCTTTATTAAATAATCTTAATGATAATTCGTTTCTTTCGTCCATCATATCTGGTTCTGAAGCTATTTTAGTAGGTGTTAAATCACCCTTTAATTTAATATTGGGTGCTCCTGCCATGAAATCTTTTGCTTTTTTAGTGTCTGTTAATGCCATAATTTTGTCTAAATTTAGTTTAAGGGCAGGCGTACTAATCCTGAAATATCACACTTTATTTGATTTTTTTACTATCGTCAACCTGTTTTAAGTTGTCAAAAAACCTACCACAGAACTGGTGCTCACCTATATGAGTTATATAATCCATGATATATAGATACACTTTACCACCCATATCTGTCCATCTTTGACAAAAACCAAAGTCTTCTCCAAAATAACGTTTAGTTTCAGGGTCATGAATAGTGTCAAAAAAGTTATAAAAATTTTCTTTTTTAACTTCTTTTCCGTTAATATTAGTAGGTTGATATATTTTAAGTTCAGGGTAATGTTTTATCATATTCTCTAACACAGTTCTTTTAATTAACATACAGCCGGTTGGAGCGTGTGTTGCCTCTACAATACCTAGTTTAGATTCGATATGATTCTGATCTTCTAGTTTTATTGGAAAAGTATATCCTGGTCTTTTTAATTGATCTGGATTTTGAGCTTTATCTTTTTCTTGAAAGATCTTATCCCAATCTAATGACTTCATTGGATAAGGACATGCAATAACATCTTTGTCAGCTTTTAACATAGTTTCAATAGTGCTAAAATTAAAATCAATATCAGAATCTATAAATAACAAATGTGTATATCCATCTTCATGATTTAACATTTCAGCTACACATAGGTTTCTACCTTGTGTAACTAAAGACGATTTCATTAAAGTAAAACTAACTAATATTTTTCTTAAAAAACAATCTTGTTGAAATTTTAACACTGCCTGAGTGTAATGCATTGAAGTATCACTATGACAAGGAGTACATACCATAATTTTATATGGAGATCTATCAGGTGGATCCGATAAGTCTATGACTTCTGTACGTGTATTAGATTGTTTAATAGTTTGATAGGTATCTTCATTAAACCAAATAGGTTTATTAGGATTTTGCATTAATAACTCCTTTTAAAAATGTTGTCCATTGCATAGCTATTTTATTCCAGTTGTAATAAATATGTGCATATCTAGATTGAGAAGCTAAATGATCATGTATTTGTTTTTGATCCAACGTACGTGATGCTTGTTCTATACCAAAGCCAAACTTTTGTGCGAGTGCTCTGTGATTAGAATCGTATGGTATATACATTGGAAACTCTGCACCTGTTTCATATAAAGCACCTAAGTCATCAACAATGCAATATAAACCTGCAGCCATACATTCAAGCAAAGATATACAAGATGTTTCTTCAAAGATACTAGGATACACATACATATGATAATTTTTTAAATTATCTTTTATGTATTGATTAGGTTTAAAACCAATATAGTTTACGTTAGGTAATTTTTCTGCTTGTTCGTAAAGCTCTCTGTATTCATAATCGTTTTGATCATAAAATTGTTTACCATAAACTTCTGTAGATGAATATACATCCAAAGTAACTAAAGGATTTTTTACTAATTGCATTGCACCTAATAATACAGACAAACCACGCCAAGGTGTGTTTTGATGTATTATTTTTATAGGCTGACCTTTTTGATAGGGTTTAGCCTGCTCTATTTTATCAATACCATTTTTAATAACTACAGATCTATTTGTAGGTATATTAAAATTGTATCTAAATTTTTCATACGTCCAGTGTGAATTAAAAACATACCAATCGTACTTGTTATGATTAGCAGGATTTTGAAACCAGGGAGCTAAGTTAGGTTGATCGTAAGAATTTTTTTGCCAAAGTATATTTGGTTTGGTTGGATGCAACGGTATTTTTTCTGGTACCGAAGTGCATATTTGTACTTGATCTAATAAATTTTTATCAACGTATTTTTCTAAATACTCAAATTGTAATTCTGTTCCGCCTTTAGGGTTTTGGTTTCGTAGTATCATTCATCACTT